GAGGCAACAATACATCGATAATTGAACCAACAGAAGTTTGAACGTTTACACCACCCTCAGAACCAGCAGAACCACCGGTAGCAGTCATATCACGTTTGAAAACCTCAGAAGGGATTTTTACAGAGTGAGCAGAAACAGAAACGCCAGAACGCTGGAACTCTTCAGCACCAATTTGAGAAAATTCACCCTCAACACCTTCGCGGCGTCCAGTGGTAGCCAAATTGATAGCACGCTTAAAGCTATATTCTTTAGCCATGCTTTCTTTTTCTTTTTCCTCACCACGGCTAGCAACGTGGCCAGCGGCTTGAGCTGCAAGATTCTGCAACTTTTCCAAGGTTTCAACCTCAGCTTTGATCGCGCCCAAACGAGCCTCGATTTCAGCCAAGCGGTTGGTTTCTGAATCAGCCATAGATCTGGCTTCTTTTTCGATTGTGGTTTGCAAGGTAGACAATTCGCCGAGCAAACGTCCACGCTCTTCTTTCAATGCTTTAATTTTATTCATGATTTTGTTTTTTGTTTAAAGGTTTTGATATCTAAGTAAAGCCAATTTAATTACATCAGCAGAGGCTTGGCTTCTTTTGGCCTCTTCGATTTCTTGCTCTTGATCACGCATAGCAACAATGCTACGGGCGTCGGCCTCGGTGTCAGCGTAAGCGGGATAAGTTACAGGGCTAACATCATACAAATCCTCAATTACTTTGATTGTGCGCTTGCCCATAGATCCGTACTTTTCCGACTCGCTCCACATTTGTTCTTTTATTGTGAAGGCAAATGAACTCTGCGTGATATCGCCGCGCATGATAGAACGCACAACGCTCATGTGGGTAGGGTTTTCATAATCAGGCACCCAAGTATATTCAAGATTGCCGTCGCCATTTACAAACACTTTGCAGGTGTTTGCCTTGGTGCGTCCCAAAATTAACTCGGCTTCGTGATTGAACAAACAACGAATGTCGTAATCTTTTGACAGAGCATTGTCAAACGCCCCCGGCAAAATAACCTCCTCGAAATATCCGAGATCCGTAGCGGAATTAATGACAGCAGCAATGCCGCCAATTTCTTTTGGCATGCCTTCGCCATCTTCTCTGGTGTGGACGGTGCCCGTAAATGTGCGCCTTTCTTGTTTCATTAGATTACTTCTGTGTTATTGGTTCCCTCTGGGTTGTTGTTTTTGTCGGCGGTGCTCATTAGTTGCGCAATCTTAGCATCCATGTATTCATCGATTTTGCTAGACGGCATCAAATTAGATTCGATTAAATACTCATCGCCTCCATTGAATCCGTTTGCATCTTCAAACATGCGAGCCTCGTTACGTGAAAGCCAACCGCCGCGAATGCCTTTGTTATAGTAATCAGCGCGCTCATTGGCGGAGGCTCTCAACAGCGAATTAAAGTTAAATTTAAAGTAATAGGTCAACTTATCATTTTCTGTTAACAGCTTGCGGGCCATTTCCTGTTCGATGTTAATCGCATAGGATGCCAAAGTGCGAGCATAAAAGTCTTGATATTCCTGCTCAACGCTGGACTTGATACCATCCTTTGCGCCGATCATGGAAGCGGGCACCCCAAAAATGCGGGCTATTTCCTCAGCCGAAAATTTGCGGGTTTCCAAATACTGCGCCTCTTCTGGCGACAGGCTCAACTTTTCCATCTTGATGCCATTTGGTAGCACTGTGCTGCGGCTTGCCCCATCTATAACGTCATCCAAAGATTTCTTTAACGGCACTGCCTGCTCGGGTTTAATCTGCGCATCCGATGTTAACAAAAATTTCAACACTCCATTTTTGTAGACGCCAGCGCTCTGGCTAATTGCTGCCAAATCAATGCCCAACGTTTCGGCGTGCACCACGATAGGCGACAAACCAACTAAAGGATCATCACCACACAAGCCTTTGAAATGCAACATGTCGGCCGCAGGAATCATTCCAGGGAATCCTTTGCGATTTACTTTGTAAAACAATTGGCCGTCCTGCATGATTGGCTGAACGTAATCAGGCGCAATTGGGTGCAACTCAATGCCCAAATATCTGCTATCACGATTGATAAAAGCGTAGGCGTTGCCTTTCAGCGCCAAGTGGCTCACCATGTATTTGGTAAAATCGTATTTGGTCTGATAAGGATTTGGCTCGTTTACCAATGCCGTAGCGTAATGGATTACAACCTGCTCGCGATTGGTGCCATCGTCTTTATACAACTTTAAAGATAGCCCCGCAATACCGTCTGCAATAACTCTAACGCACGCGTGCACTGACGCAATAGATAGCGCCGTGCGATCATTAACCGCCTGACCGCTTTTTGTTTGATATCCGAAAACATTTTGTAAAGTATTCACTAGCCAATCAGTTGGCTGCGATAAGCTACTGCGCTTCTCCGCTCTTTTTGGCTGCCAGAATTTTAGATTCATCGCCCGCAAATTACAACTGCCCTAAATTACTCACGTTAACAAATTACTTATTACGCCCCTGGGCCAACCACCTGCTCAACGCTGCCCTAAATACATGGTAGTTTTTGTACCTTCTTATTCCAAACTTACCGAAATACTTTTCCTCGGTTGCGTTGTAGGCATCCTCATAGGTCCGATATCTCGGTAGGTTGTTGTAGTATTCCTGCATGTAGTCGTCCAAAAATTTCATAAGCTTACAAACCAAAAATCTGATTCTTTTTCTTTTGCGGCATCCTGCATGCAAGTGCCCAATGCCATCACAATGCTGACAGGCCCATCGACTTTATCGCCCGACTTGGCTTTGTCAATTTTGATATTACCCGCGGGATCAGTGCGCAGCATTATGTTGCCCATCATCCAACGAGTAACGGGATTGCCCGCGTGCCTCAATTGTTTGTCCTTTGTCAATCGCTCCAGTTCTTTGGTAGGTGCCGACATTGATACAAAACCTTGGCCAAAGGGAAACATTTGCAATCCCTCGTTTTGTAGCTCAATTACTAACTGCGAAGAGTTGAATCGGTCGAATGCAATGTCTTTGATGTCGTACTGCTGAGCCAACTGAATAACCCGCGCCTTAATAAAAGCGTAATCAGTTACATTGCCGTCCGTTAACTCAATGTGCCCATCGGCTGCCCATTGCCTAATCGATTGCCCTGCTGCATCTTTGCGTTTGTATGCCGTCTCGACTGGTAGCCAATACCATGAGCGTATCGCGTGATATTCTGGGAAGTACAAACTAAATGCGCAAAAGTCCCCCGTGCTTGCCAAATCCAACCCCCCATAACACAAAGCGCCTTCAAGATCATCCGCGCCATCGCAAGCCTTCCAATCACTATCTGAAATCCAAGTCATTGCCGTATCAGTCCAAACGTTGAGCAGTTTGGTTTTAAATTCAACTTCTTTGTGCACGAACTCCTTGGCCTCAGTCAATCCCTGTTCCAACTGCCTAGGGTTTACTGAAATACCCCAGTTTGGATTTGCCTTAGCCCATACTGCCGGGTCCGTCCAATCGTCGCCCTCATCCAATGTATAGATCACCGAAAACAATGCATCGTCTTTTATGTTGCCACTCAACACCCCTGCGCAGTACTGCCGGTGCTTGTAGCAAGGTGCCTCACGATTGAAGCCCGCCGTCGTAATGGTAAACAGCAACGGCTGACGCCTTGCACCCATTGAGTTGCGTATTACGTTATACAGCTCATCATTTGGATGGGCGTGATATTCATCAATACAACAAAAGTGCGCATTGAGTCCGTCCTGCTTGCCTGGGTTCCACTCGAGCGGTTTGTAAATGCTTTGCCCGTAAAGGATGCGCCGATTGTTTACAGAATTGTTAACGGTAAGCGCTTCATTCAACCAGGGCAGATTTTGGCAAACCCTAACCGACTCGCCAAATACCATCATTGCCTGATCTAACTTTGTGGCCGCACTATAAACCTGTGCCGCCGATTCATCATCTGCAATAAGCCCGTAAAGCATTATCGCCGAGGAAAAGGTAGACTTTCCATTTTTGCGTGGCACTTCAACATAAGCCCGCGTAAACCTACGGCTACCGTCATCATTCAAAAAGCCGAATAGATTCCAAACAATGAACGCCTGCCATGGCTCCAACTCAAACGGCTTGCCCGCATATTCGCCAGTACTATGCTCGAGCTGCTCAATAAATTCAATGGCATGCAAAGCGTAGGTTTCAGAAAATCCCCAACCCGCTGCACGATCTGCCACATAACGAGCCACAGCATTCCGCACGTGTTCACAAACTGGCACCGCGCCAGATTGGACGTCGCTTATATACTTTTCAACTTTTTGCACTGGCTTTCAAAAATGGCCTTTGCCTCTTCAGCGAGTTTCAAGTTGCGATAAACAAACGCCTCATCCCACAAACCAAACTTGCCACACTCACGGAATCCGCTGCCTTGATCCATGGTGATTACAAATTGGTGGCCTCGCTCTTCAATCCTGTACTCCCTACCTTCATATTCAACGTGCGCCGTTTCAAATGCGGCTTTGTGCGTTGCTTTGTTAACTGTCTTTTTCATTTTATGCGGTTTTAGGTTTTCTTAATAATTCTAATTTGCTCGCTGGCTTAACGTTCCCAGTTTCAATCCTTGCCCGGGCGCTCGGCGTAATTCCAAACAACTGCCCCATCTGTGTGGCTTGCTTTAATGCTTTGCTGCGCACATCATACCACGGCGAAACAACACGCTCGCCAAATCTGTTAACAACAACCTCGCCCTCTTTGTTGTTTATCTCGCAGGCTTTTTTATAAAGGCCCAACTCATTGCAGTACCCGGCAACCAGTCCGAGATCTGCGCCAGCCAGTAGGTTGTTATTTTTCAATTCCTTGCAAGTGATATCCCAATACTCAAAGCCCAATTCATTCAGGTGAGCGGGTGGTTGTGGAACTCCAACACTCAGCTCGACAATCATCGGCTGCTCAAGACTTCGGTCGGCGCGAAAAGTCCCCTCGATTTTTTTTAAATCAACGGGTTTGCGTGGTCTCCCTTTCATATTTACAAATATAGTGTAAAATTTGAAACTTTATTTTCGCCCATGTGTGAAGTAAAG